AATGCTTCCAACTGGGTGGTATTGATTAGGTTAAAGGGTACTATTTAAGGAACAGTATAATAATATGGCAAGTTTTAAAATTTGGAAAAACAAAATAAAACAGGCATGTGTCGATGCTGGGACTTATAAGCCTTATTTTGACTCAGTTATTGATACACTAGCGATGATTTTAGAGAAACGTGATCAGGCTGAGAAGCTGCTTGAGGGTGAGCCGGTTATCGTTGAGCATACCAACAAAGGCGGCAACACTAACCTCGAACAACATCCGGCTGTTAGATTAATCAACGATCTCAATCGTGATGCTCTGGCTTACTGGCGAGATTTAGGACTTACTCCGAAAGGACTTAAAGTCATCAACGAGAGCGCTTTGAAGGAACAGAAGGCCGACGCTCTGACACAAGCCTTGAAGGAGTTGGGTTAATTGAAAGCAAAGTCATATAAGGAAATTGCAATTAACTATGCAAAAAGTGTAGTTGAGGGTAAGTCGATAATTGGTAAAGAAGTGGTACTAGCGTGTCAGAGATTCCTTGATGATATGGAGCGGTTCGACCTTCACGAAAAAGAGCCTGATTTCGTTATTGGAATTATTGAAAAGCTGATGGTACATAAGCAGGGCGAGTCATTAGATGGTAAGAGCTTGGTTAATAAGCCACTTATTCTTCAGCCTTGGCAGGTATTCATAGTTTATAATTTGGTGGGGTTTTACATCAAAGGGACGGATGAAAGGCGATTTAAAGAAGCATTCATCTATGTCCCGAGAAAAAATGGCAAGACAATGATGATAGCCGCTTTAGCATTCGGACTCGCTATTTTAGAGCGAAAGAGCGGTTCAAAAATATATATCGTGGCCGCATCGCTTAAGCAAGCTCAGCAGTCATTTGAAGATATCATATATACTCTGAAGTATCAAAAGCTGATTCAGAATTTCAGAGTAAGAAACAACAACGCAGAGCATTCGATTCAGTATGAGTTCATCAACGAAAGCGGAGAACCTGACGGCTCAATCTATATCGAAGCTCTAGCGGCAAATCCTGATTCACAGGACTCATTCAACTGCAACATAGCCATAGCTGATGAGATTCATGCCTTCAAGAAGGCGGCGCAGTATAACCGATTCAAGGAAGCAATGAAAGCATATACCAATAAGCTGATGATTGGTATCACTACTGCTGGCGATAACATGAACTCATTTTGCTACAGACGTTTAGAGTACGCTGTCAAGGTAGTTAACGGAACTGTCAAAGATGACACGCTATTCGCCTTCGTATCTCGCGCGGATCAGGACGAGAACGGTGAAGTCGATTACACAAACCCGATTCAACATCAGAAGGCTAATCCGAACTATGGAGTGACTATTCGACCTGAGGAAATCATGAACGAAGCTCTGCAGGCACAAAATGATCCCCAGCAGAGAAAAGACTTCCTTAGCCGTTCACTGAACATCTACACAACAGCAATGAAAGCTTACTTCAACATTGAGGAGTTCAGAGCTTCAGACAAAAAGTATGATTGGAATCTCAAAGAGCTGCCAAAACTACCTATAGAGTGGTATGGCGGAGCAGATCTCTCCAAGCTGCATGACTTAACAGCGGCGGCGCTATTCGGACATCATAAGGAATCGAACACGGATATTATCATAACTCATGCATTCTTCCCAGTAGTTAATGCGGCAAAGAAGGCAGACGAGGACGGAATCCCACTCTTCGGATGGGCGGATGATGGATGGTTAACCATGAGCAATACTCCGACCGTTGAAGTTTCCGATATCGTGAAGTGGTTCATGTTCATGCGTGAAATGGGATTCAAGATTAAAGAAGTTGGACACGATAGGAAGTTCGCTCGTGAGTATTTCATTGAAATGAAGAAAGCGAAGTTCAACATCGTTGACCAACCTCAGTATTTTTATTTGAAGTCAGAAGGATTCAGGCATATTGAAAAGTCGGCAAAAGATAAGCGACTTTATTACTTGCATTCGGATGCCTACGAATATTGCGTACAGAATGTCAGGGCAATCGAAAAAAGTGACGATATGATTCAGTACGAAAAAATACAACCTGAACAGCGTATCGACTTATTCGATGCTTCAGTATTCGCATGCGTCAGGTATCTGAACAATCTAGAAAAAGGAACACGAAGAGGATGGTGGGATGAGTAGATTATTTAAAAGACAAAAAAGAAATAACAGTGCTGTCGGATTCCTACTCGGTAACGGTGGCGATGATATCTGTATAAGCGGATACACTCCACTTGACCATAATCCCGAGATCGTGACAGCGTGTCGTAAGATATCCGAGCTGGTCGGAATGCTTACTATTCACATTATGGAAAACACGGAGAGCGGAGATAAGAGAATAGTCAACGAGCTGTCAGCAAAATTGGACATCAACCCGAATGCCGTGATGACTCGAAAGACCTTTATTGAAGCCATAGTCATGAATATGCTTCTTTATGGTAAGGGCAATGCTTTCGCCCTGGTTAATACAGTGGCAGGTGACAATGGCTCAAGATACATTGATTCAATTATACCAATTCCAGCTTATAAGGCTATCATTAATCCATCAGTTGATGGGTATAGCTACACAGTTAACATCAACGGCATCAATTATGGACCTGACGAAGTACTCCACTTCCGCTATGGAGTTGATAAGACTTATCTCTGGAAAGGGTCGGGAGTAAATGTCTTGCTCGCCGACTTGGCGGCTAACCTCAGGCAGGCATCCAAGACAGAAAGAGCCTTCTTCTCGTCAAAATGGAAGCCATCAATGGTAGTCAAGGTTGATGCTTTAACAGAAGAGTTCGCATCACCTGAGGGAAGAAAGAAGCTGCTTAATTCATACGTTGAGAGTTCAGAGGCTGGTGATCCGTGGCTGATACCTGCGGAACAGTTCCAAGTAGAGCAGATTAAACCTCTATCACTCGCAGATTTGGCGCTCGCTGATAATGTTAAACTCGATAAGCAGACAGTGGCGGCTATCTTAGGAGTTCCAAGCTTCCTCTTGGGAGTTGGAGAATATAATAAAAATGAGTGGAACGGCTTCATCAACTCAACCATCAAGTCGATAGTTACCGACTTACAGCAGGAGATGACAAAGAAACTGATTCTTTCTCCGAAATGGTACGTTCGATTCAACATCATGTCATTGCTTGATTGGGATATCAATCAGATTAGTTCGGTATTCTGTGCCTTAAATGACAGAGGTATCGTTGACGGAAACGAAGTTAGAGATAAGATAGGAATGTCACCAAGAGAAGGGCTCGATGAACTCAGGATCCTGGAGAATTATATTCCTGCAGATATGAGTGGCGCACAAAAGAAACTGGTACAGGAGGGAGAATAATGGAAAGAGATAAAAGACAGATGCGCTCAATAGATGCGCAGTTCCAAACAAGAGAAGACGGTGAAGATCTCTATATTGAGGGATATTTTGCTGTTTTTAACTCGATATATGATATCGGATACGGTATGAGCGAGTCTATAGCTCCACATGCATTTGATAACACAATATCCGATGACGTAAGAGCACTGATCAACCATGATACTACTCTCGTGCTTGGAAGAACTTTGGCACATACGCTGGAGCTCAGACAGGATGAGCACGGCTTATGGGGAAAGATAAGTATCAATCCGAACGATACCGATGCAATGAATCTATATGCCCGTGTAAAGAGAGGAGATGTCACACAATGCTCTTTTGGCTTCGACATTCTTGAGGAGGAAACCGAATTCCGAGGAGAGAATGAAGTGCATTGGACTATCAACAAAGTCAAACTGTACGAGGTATCAGCTTGTACCTTTCCTGCCTATGAAGAGACATCAATCTCAGCAAGGCAGAAAGACCTTGAAGAGATAAAGAAGAGATCTCTTGAGGCTTGGAAAGAAACAATGAAAAAGAGAATCCATAAGGAGGAAGATTAATGGCACTTAGATCATTGATGCTCGGTAAGAAGCTGAGCGAAAAGAAAAAGAGCCTTGATGAAATCAGGCAGAAGATATCAGGATTCGAAGCTCGTGAGGCTGAACTCGCACAGGCTATCGAAGAGGCTTCTACTGATGAGGAAAAGGCTACAGTCGAGGAAGCTGTCGAAGAGTTTGAAAAGGAAAAGGCTGAGGCAGAAGAGGCAGAAAAGAACCTTGATGCAGAGGTTAGAGAGCTTGAGACAGAACTTGATGCAGTTGATGCAAAAGAGGAGCCAGCTCCAGAGGCAAGAGCTAAGGAAATGGCAAATGAAACAAGAGAAAAGGAGATTTTAAACATGAAGAAGAGATTCAGAGACATGTCATATGCTGAGCGCACAGCATTCGTTCAGCAGGACGAGGTTCAGAACTTCCTTGGCGAAGTAAGGACTGCAATCAAGGAGAAGAGAGCTATCAGTAATGCAGGCTACCTCATTCCACAGGTAATCCTTGGACTCATCAAAGAGAATATCGAGGAGTATTCAAAGCTTTATAGCCGTGTAGATCTTAGACAGGTTGGCGGCACAAGCAGAATGGTAATCGAGGGAGCTTATCCTGAAGCAGTATGGACAGAGGCGTGCGCAAACCTTAATGAGCTCGACCTTAGTTTCAGCAAGGTTGAAGTTGACGGATATAAGGTAGGCGGATATATCAAGGTATGCAATGCATCACTTGAGGATTCAGACATCGACCTCGCCGGCGAAATCATCACAGCGCTTGGCCGTGCTATTGGTATCGCCCTTGATAAGGCTATCATTTTCGGTACAGGCACAAAGATGCCGACAGGTATTGTTTCAACCCTTAAGGCTGTAGCTGGAACTCCGAACGTAGTAAGCCATGCAAACACGGTAACAGGTAAGGCACTTGTGCAGGCGCTTATCGGTGATATCGCTAAGGCTAAGGGTAACTACTCAAGAGGAATTAAGACATGGGTAATGAATGAGACTACTTATTCATACATCCTTGCTCAGCTTGTTGAGGTGGATGCAAACGGGGCTTATGTATCAGTGGTTAATGGCACCATGCCAGTTGTTGGCGGCGACATCATCGTTCTCAACACTATGCCTGATTATGTAATCGTAGCCGGTTACTTCGACCTTTACCTTCTCGCTGAAAGAGCTGGCACAGAGTTCAATACTTCTGAGCATGCATTCTGGACAGCAGACCAGACGGGATTCAAGGGAACAGCTAGATATGACGGTAAGGTCCTCATCAATAATGGTTTCGTAGCTATCGGAGTTAATGGAGCAGATGGCGATGATATGACTACAACATTCGCTTCTGATTCAGCAAATTTATAACCAGTCTCACCGTAGCGGCCGCATCCGCTGAGACAGATTTTTGGGGAACAACTGCTGCTCAGATGCAGACAGGGGTTACCGTAAGCGGCAAATCAATCACAGGTACGCTTCACAAGCAGACATCAGGTCAGATAGTAACAGGCTGGGGTCAGGGCCACTTTATAGGTCTACATTTTACACCTGACTCAGATGCCACAGTTACAAAGGTTGGTCTCGTACCATCTGCTGGAAGTGGTCTCGTGGCTCTTGACGATGACAATCTCGCAATGCTTAAGCTTACTGACATCTCAAGACAGAAGCTTAGAGTTGTATCAAGCAGACCAGGAGAAGAAAAGATATGGGAGTTCGACCTTAGCGGCCTGACACTCTCAGAAGAATAAGGAGGTGCTAACATGGTAGTAATTGCACCTAAACCATCTGCAGAAGCTCCAAAAGCTGAACCGCAGAAGATAGTAAAGAAGCCAGTTAAGAAGCCAGTTAATAAGTGAGGTGAGCATATATGGCAGAGTGGAGTAATACAACAACAGCAACATGTTTAACGATGATCAAGACGGACCTTGGAATCATGACCGCTACTGCTTATGATGCTCGACTCACTCAGTACATTGGAGCGGCTAAGTCGGCTGTTGTTCGGGAGGGTGTCGCAACCCTCTCGGATGAAGTCGAGGATGTTCAGCTTGTAGCGATGTACGCAGGTTGGCTGTGGCGAAAAAGGGATACCGGCGAAGGAATGCCAAGGAATCTGAGATGGATGCTTAATAATCGCATCTTCTCGGAGAAAGCGAGGTCATAAATGGACGTAGTAATCAAGTTAATTTCACAGACCTTAACCACTGATGAACTCGGCTATCCGACAGCTTCTGAAACATTTTACGAGACTTTCGCAAAGGTCAGGAGCATAACTCAAACAGAGTTCTTTTCAGCTGGAAAGAATGGCATCACTCCAGACTTTTCGTTTGTAATTAACGATGCAGAGTATCATGGTCAAAGACTCTTGGAGTACGATGGTAAGCGATACGGAATTTACAGGACCTATCAGCCGAATAATGATACTGTTGAACTTTACGCAGAGTATAAGAGCGGAGTAACGGACTATGTGCCTACAAAGGAGGCGAACGAGAATGGGGATAACAATCAATCCGGATCAGCTTCAGAGGACGATACAGGACATGCTTAATCAGATTCCTCAGCAGGTTGATAACGTAATTGATGAGGTATCTAAAGTGGTTGGCAAGGAAGCTGTGAACAAGTTGAAAGCTTCATCACCTAAGGGCAAAGGCAAAAAGTCAGGGCGATATGCTAAGGGTTGGAGTACTAAAAAAGTTGATAACATGACGGTTATTTATAATCGAACTGACTACCAACTGACTCACCTTTTGGAAAATGGTCACGATATCGTCAGAAATGGCAAGAAAGTCGGTCATTTTAATGGCATAAAACACATCAAACCAGTTGAAGAAGAAGTTCAAGAGCGAATGGTTGAGGAAGTCGAGAAAGGACTTGATAAGCTATGATTCATGAGATTGAAGTAAAGCAGATACTTAGTGAAACAGGTATCCCAGTATATCGAGGACATGCTCCAGTAGGAACAGCAGTTCCATATATCGTTTATACGGTGGATTATGGCAGTAACTTCGGGGCAGATAACATAACGTACATGAAGATACCATCTTATAGGGTGGAACTTTATGACACAGCTCCTAATTTATCGACAAGGGAGCTTATTGAAAACAAATTAACCGAGGAAGGAGTCAAGTTCGTATCTGATGAAGTGGATCAGGAAGACGAACAGCTCTACCTTACTATTTATACATTCGGAGGATTAAATTAATGGCAGATAATAAGGTTCATTTTGGACTTACTAATGCTTATTACTTCCCGATGACAGAGGTTACAGATCCAGTTAGTGGAGAGGTAACTACTACCTACGGCGCACCGGTTAAATGGCCGGGTGCTGTCTCAATCGGATTGAGTAATAATGCATCACAGACAGATTTTTATGCAGATGACGGAG